GCACATTTAGGATGTCACAGGATCAACTCCTACACAATTGAAATTTGATCCCGTTAAAAAAGGAAGTAACACAAAATGAAATTACAATCAAATGAAAACGTTGGAAGACCAACGGATAAAGAAGATCTTTATCCATTGATCAAGTATCTGATCGAAGATGAAGGCTTGTCAACTCAAGAAGCTTGTGATGAAGCTGGTATTCATAGATCTACTTTTTATAGATGGTGTAGAGCAAAAGGTAATACTGTCTCAAGAGCAAACAAAGCAAGAAAAAGAACAGCGCCTAGTGCTAAAAAAATACTTGAATATTGGAGATCAGATTCAGCGTCTTGGTATTTGGATAATATGTCTAAATCAGCAGGAATAAAATTTGACTTTCACTTAAAAGTAAATCCTATACATCAACAGTGTTTTGCGTGTAATAGAGTATTTATTAATCATAAATGGGGGGAGAGAAACATATTAGAAAGATCTCATATTGTTCCTCATGCTCTTGGTGGGTCTGATAGTCCTGTAAACTTTGTCTTGCTGTGCAAGCATTGTCATCTTGAGAATCCAAACGTTGATAATGAAATTACATATTTAAGATGGCTTCAATCGCATAAGTCAAGAGTTGAAATTGTCAGTGATGAAATACATTATCTAGCAAAGGGAATGATTGATCGTAATAAATTAAATAAAGCTCTCAGTGTTGCAAGATTAGATGAGATTATTCCCAAGGGTGTTGATATTGAAAATTATTCAATTGAGCATCAAGGTGTAAACTTCTCAACAATTATCTCAGTGTTGTGCTCCAAGATTGATGACATACTTGATGAGCATCATGAAATCAGAATAAGAAAAGGATGTTAATATATGATTACTCGTGAAAATTTATTATTAGCAATTGACGAAGATCCAAACAATGAAAATTTATACGTTGAATTATGCACTGTCAATATTAGCTATATAAGATCACGTTATTATAGTTATTTTAAATGTAATTACGATATAGTTGAGCGTTTTGCAGAAGAAAAGCTGGATATGGCTCCTCGAAATAAAAAATTATTAGCTAAAGTATGGGATAATAATCCATACAAAAAAACAACGTGTACATCAGAACTAGAGGGTGAGACACCTGTTTATATTGATGAGCAAGATAATATTACAAATTTAATAGAATATAATATGAATGGAGATCATTGTAATGAGATAATTGATTTTGAAAAAGCAAAAGTATTTCAAAGATTAAATAAAGATAATCTTGATCATTATAGTGTTGAACAAATTTGCCAACATATAAAAAAATATCAAAGAGAGATTGGAATATGCAAATATGTTTATCATGATGATTGGAAGGAAATACATGTCTCTGTTCCTGCAGGAACTATTCCTGATTTTTATGATGATCTTTTTTATGTGAATGTTCGAAATGATCAATTCTGTAGAGGTATTATTATTTCTATATTAGAAGAGATTTATCGTTATCATGATATTGAATTAACAAAAGATTATGTAAAACTTAGATCAACGGCGTACCACTTTGATAATTGACATAAACCCCAATGAGCTCCAAACACAAATCATAAAGGCAATAGGAAGACAAGACAAAGTCATTGCTGCTCGTTGTGGGTGGGGAAGCGGTAAGACCTCAGCTCTCGTCTTTTCCATGTTGCTCGTGTCGAAGATGAGACCAGGCACATCCTCCTTGATGGTGACTGACACAACACCAAGATACAACTCGGTGCTTATGCCGGAAATCGAAAAGTGGTTGACTCCTCTTGGATGGACATACAACCACACAAACAAACTATGGACAGATACCGAGAACGGCTCAACCGTTTGGTGTCGCTCCTATTATCGACCAGGTACAAGGGAAGCAACCCACAATCCTCTCGAGGGTTTGAATGTGACGAGTGGTGTCTGCATGATCGATGAATGTCAGACTCTCACAAGTGAGGTTGCTCACAAGGCTCTTGGTCGTTTGAGAAGTGGACCAAGTCCAATCATGATCCTCGTTGGATTGCCGGTGATCGATGCTTGGTGGTGTAAGTTGGCAGAGCAAGCCAATTGTCAACCGTTGTTCTTCTCCTCATATGTTAATCAAGACAACTTGAGTGAAGAGTGGTTTGAAGCAACAAAGCTCCTCCCTCCTGATGAACGTGAAGCGATGGTGATGAATAAGCCAAAGCCTCCAAGCGGGTTGGTGTATTCTGAGTTTGATCATGAGAAGCATGTCATCGATGACTTCAAGTATGATCCCTCGATGACGGGACGGATTGCAATTGACTGGGGATTCAGAAAGCCGAGTGTGTTGGTGATCGTATATGACGAGGTGAGAGAAGCCTCAATCATTATCCATGAATTCAATCCCAAGGAAGTCACCATCGAGCAGCTCAGTCAGATGATCCTTGCATTTGCTTGGCCTCGTGCCTTGATGGACCTTGCACCATCTTCACGAGTTTGGCTTGACACTGGTGTCGCAGATAAAGCAGGGAAAGCAAGATCTGATCACACTGGTCTCTCTGCTTTTCGTATGATTCGCAAGCATCCTGATGAAGGAGGGATAGGACTCCCAATGAGGTCAACGACGGACCCAGTGAGGATCGATGTGCTCAATGGAGTGCAGAGATTGAAAAGAGCTTTCAACTCAGGGAAGTACTTGATCACTCGTGAGGTGTGGGAGAAGGGAGAGAGAGCAAGTGGTAACTCAATCAGAAAAGCATTGTTGTCATATGCTTGGGATAACAAAGAGCAACCAAAGAAAGACGGACGTGAAGATCCTCTCGATGCTTTGAGATATGATTGCATCTTCCATCATTGGACAGAGTCAGCACGTAACTATCAACCAAAGAGCAAACCAAATAGAAAGGTGAGAGTTGGCTCATCAAAGAAGGTAGAGTTTTAATGAGAAAGAAAAGAACATCTCCACCAAAAAGAGAACGTATTTTACAATATTGGATCTCTGATGATGCACAAACAAGAACTGAGAAGATGTCTGAAGTCTTTGATAATTACAGAGCTGAATTTCAATATTATCTTTTATGTAATACAGTTACTCATAAAAATAGTACTCGTATATTTTGTTTTGCTTGTTTGCAGGAGTATCGTCAATGGGATGAATTGCAAAGATGTCACATTGTTCCTCATGGCCTCAAAGGGTCAAATGATCCTAGTAACTTTGTGTTATTGTGTCAATTGTGCCACAAGAAAAATCCACATTCTATCTATGATGATGTGTTTTTAATGTGGATGGCTTTGATGAATTTGCATAAGAAAAGTATTAGTATTGATTTAACTGATGCTTTATTTTGGTTTAACATAGATCCTAAGAAATACGATCAACTGTATGATCAAGATTTTGAGAAGTGGGAGAAGGTTCTCAGGGATGCTTGTCATGGTTTGGCACATTGGGACTTTCATAATAAAGTGGCGATTGCAGGAGCATATTATAAACAATCAATCAATCATGAAGTATTTGAATCCATCAAACATAAAAGATTTAAAAGGTGTAAATCATGGTCAATGAAATATTAAAATTATATGAGAATGGGTTCATGTTACGTCAAGCTATGCGCTTCACTCAAGACATGGAGAAAGCGCGTGACTTGGTTCAAGATACCTTTATCAGAATGATGGACAAGCAAGATCAGTATTATCAAAAGAATCCTGTTGCATATGTCACTGTTATCATGAGAAGCATCCATCTCAACAATGTTCGTCACTTAAAGATCACAACTCGCATTATGGATGTGTATGCTCAAAAGTATAAAGCTGCATCAAGTGATGTGACTGATTATGTGTTTTGCAGGCAGCTCATCAAGAAAGCCAAACACAAAGATATTTTAAAATATCTTGCTCTTGGATATACCAACAAAGATATTGGAGAAATTCTTGGTATTAATATGAATACAGCATTCGGGAGAACAAGATACATGAGAGAAAGCCTTGCACATTTAAAGGATTGAATTATGACACCAGCAAAAAAGAAACTTATCATTGACTTAGTTCAAAGAATGATCATTGAACCATCACAAGGATTCCCTCCTCATGAGTTTGAGGAATCAGTTAGGTTGTTTCTTGAGATCGTTCAAGCACTTCTCAACGAAGATTATCAAAAAGATAATATTTGACAAATAGCGTTATCAAAATGATAATATGACCAAAGTGATATTGATCACCGAGGTCGTTATGCATAGAGATGATGAATCACCAAGACATTTAAGAGCGAAATATCCACGGTTCAAAACATTGGGTATCACAGGCACTCAACTGTCGGGTGGTACTATCTCGGGATATGAGCAGAACACAAGCCTCACCGGCTTGTCATGGGTTCGAGCAGCTGAAGAGATGCTCAGGACGGACCCGGTTGTCCGTCGATCTTGGCATATGCTCAGACAAACTTTGCTCTCAGCAACCTGGCGATTTGAGGCAGGCGTTGAGAATGATCCTGTCAGTGAAGAGTTGGCACGATTTGCAAACGAGGCATTTGGCTTCGATGGATACGCAGGTCAAATGTCAGTCTCGTGGGAGGAGCAACTAGGTTATCTTTTTGAATACGTCACCATTGGTTATCGATACGCTGAAGAGATCTATAAGGTTGGCCTCGATGCCGAGGGACGAACAAAAGTATTTCTTGATTATTATGCAGACCGTGAACCTTCTGCACATAATGAGTGGTTGAGTCGAGACGGTCAACATCTTGACGGTGTACTTCAAACCGTCGTTGGTGTTGGCAAGACTCCTCAACCCATACCAGCAAATAAGCTACTTCTCCTCACACTTAACAGGACAGGCTCCAACTTCGAAGGGGTCGGAATGCTTCGTCCTGTTTGGTGGTGGTGGAGAACAAAGCAACGTGTCTCGAATCTGATGTGCGTCGGGTTGGATCGTTGGGCCGTCCCAACACCAAAGGGGATCGTTGATAGGTCACAAACTGAAGCAC